AACAGGCACAACATCTAGTATAACTGAAACAGGAGGAGGCGGATCTGCATCAGCAGGACCGGTAACAGTAACGGCATGATTAAATGGATTAAAAATTTATTTTGTAAAATAATTGGTGTCAAACAATGTGAGTGTCCAGAGGATGAACACATAGAATTATACACAAAAATTCCAGAACCTGAAATACCTGTGCATGAGCCTGAAAAATGGAAATGTGGGACACACAACAGATTTAAAAAAAGTTGTCCTATTTGTAGAGAATTAGCAGGAGGAGTATAATGGCTGGATTAAGTGCATCAGGATTAAAAACACAAATTAAAAGTTACACGGAAGTTGACTCTAATGTTTTAACAGATGCTGTTTTAGAAAATATAATATTAAATGCACAATACAGAATTTTTAGAGATGTTCCTATTGATGCGGACAGAAAACAACAATCAGGTAATTTAATTACAGGTCAAGAAACAATTAATGCTCCAGCAGGAGCCGTATTTATTAGAGGAATACAAGTTTATGATTCTACTTCAGCTATAACTGGACCTAATGTGTGGTTAGAAAAAAAAGATATTACTTATCTACAAGAATACGTATCATCAACAGAGTCAGCTAAAAGAGGGCAACCTAAATACTACGCTATGTTTGGAGGCGGTACAGGAGAATCTGACACTACATCTGGAAGAATGATGTTTGCTCCAGTTCCTGATACTACATATAAATTTAGAGTTCATTATAATGCTGCACCTGCATTATTAGAGAACAACGACACTAATTATATCAGTTTAAACTTTCCAAATGGTCTATTATATTGTTGTCTATCTGAGGCATATTCATTTTTAAAAGGTCCAATTGATATGTTGACACTATATGAAAATAAGTATAAACAAGAGGTACAAAAGTTTGCTAACGAGCAAGTTGGTAGAAGACGAAGAGACGACTACACTGATGGCGCTGTTCGTATACCAGTAAACTCAGCAAACCCGTAGGAGAATAAATTATGGCAATATCATCGGCAGTTTGTAATAGTTTCAAACAAGAAATTTTAGTTGGCACACACAATTTTACCGCTTCTAGTGGTGATACTTTTAAAATAGCTTTATACACAAGTTCTGCATCTTTAGGAGCTTCAACAACAGCTTATTCAACATCAAACGAAATATCAAACACGTCAGGATCTGCATACTCTGCGGGAGGTGCGACTCTTACAAGTGTTACACCTACTTTAGATTCATCAACTGCAGTTTGTGATTTTGCGGATGTAAGTTTTACTTCTGCTTCTTTTACAGCTAATGGTGCTTTAATTTATAATGATGATCAATCTGACAAAGCTGTTGCTGTTATCGCATTTGGTGGTGATAAAACTGTAACTAGCGGAACTTTCACAATTCAATTCCCAACAGCAGACGCATCTAACGCAATAATCAGAATAGCGTAGGAGGTGGCAACGGATGTCCGTTGATAGAACATACACGGTCACAGTTGTCAGTGGCAATCCGTCAAATCATCCTTATTATAATCAAGGTTCATCAAATAAATATGGAATCGATGGTTCAACGGCTACGGCAGATGTAACTTTAAGTTTACCTGAAGGTGGAACTTTTCGTTTTGATCAATCAGATTCATCAAACGACGGACACCCACTTAGATTTTCTACAACACCAAACGGAACACATTCCGGAGGAAGTGAGTATACGACCGGCGTGACAACTAATGGAACTCCAGGATCTTCTGGAGCGTACACTCAAATACAGGTCGCCGCCGACGCACCAACTTTATATTATTATTGTACTAATCACTCTAAAATGGGTTGGACTGCAAATACCGTTGATGAAGATGTGTGGGGTGCAGGAAATTGGAGTGCTGGTCGATGGGGTATAACTGATGAATTTACGACAGGTTGGGGTGCTAAGGCATGGGACTCTTCAGGTTCTTGGGGAGACATGGGTGACGAAACAATTACTCCAACAGGTCTTGGTTTAACTTCATCTATTGGATCTGTTAGCGTAACTGCAGAAATAAATACTGGATGGGGTAGAGCAGCTTGGAATGATGATGCTTGGGGCATTCAAGGTAGTATATTATTAACAGGAGTTTCAGCAACAACTTCTGTTGGATCATTAACAGTTGGAGATATAATTGGATTGACCGGAGTTTCTTCGACAACAAGTGTTGGATCTCCAACAATAGTGGGAGACATAACACAATCATTAACAGGTGTTTCAGCAACTTCTTCAGTAGGTTCTTTAGCTCCAGCAGATGTTATGGGATTAACAGGTCAATCCGCAACATCTTCTGTAGGATCAATTAGTCCTGCAGATGTAATGGGAGTGTCAGGTGTTTCTGCAACGACATCACTTGGAACTGTTGCTACAAATAGTAATCCAACCGTAAATGTATCTGGTTTGTCCATGACATCTTCCGTTGGTTCTTTAACTACAGCAGATGTTATAGGATTGACAGGAGTATCAGTAACTGCTAGTGTTGGGTCAATAACACCTGCAGATGTAATGGGACTAACAGGAGTCTCTTCAACGACTTCTGTCGCTGAATTAGGTACCTCTGATAAGTTTGGAATTCAAGCATATCAGGCTATTGACACAGGTTCTAATACATCGTATACAGACGTAGCAGCATAAGTTTAGGAGAAAAATATGGCATCAACATTTACACCTTTAGGTATAGAGCTTCAGGCAACCGGTGAAAACGCTGGTACATGGGGGACGAAGACTAATACTAATTTAGAAATTATAGAACAAATTTCAGGTGGATTTACTCAGCAAGCAGTAACAAGTGGTGGCACAGTTAATTTATCTGTTTCAGATGGATCAACTGGAGCAACTTTATCTCACAGAATGATTGAGTTTACAGGGTCATTGTCTGATAATGCAATTGTTACGATACCTTTAGACGTTCAAACATTTTATTTTTTAAGAAATTCTACGTCTGGAGCTTACACGGTACAGTTTAAATATGTAACTGGTTCAGGAGATAGTTTTACTTTTTCAACTACAGATAAAGGTGATCAATTAGTATTTGCATCAGCTAACGATGGAGTTAATCCTGATATTATTACTTTGGCTTTTGGCTCGGGTGATGGAGATGTAACTCTCACTGGAACACAAACATTAACAAACAAAACTTTAACTGCTCCAAAAATTGTAGATGCAGGTTTTATTGCGGATGCAAACGGAGCGGAACAAATTATATTTCAAACAACAGCCTCAGCAGTTAATGAAGTAGAAATTACAAACGCAGCTACAGGTAATGGACCAATCATAGGTTCAAGCGGTGAAACTAACGTTGATTTAAATTTAAATCCTAAAGGATCAGGAGTTCTTAAATCGGGATCTTCAGCAGTTAAAATTGCAGGAAAAGAAACTATCTGGGTTCCAGCAGTCGCTATGTATCCTAATACTACAAATGGCTGTGCAGACTTAGCACAAACAGAATTAGGAAACGGACCAGAACTTAAAACACTAGATTTTGATAAAGACTCAGATGAGTTTGCTCAATTTGCCGTTGCATTTCCTAAATCATGGAATGAAGGCACGGTAACTTTTCAAGCATTTTTTACAGCAGATTCTACAGATACAGGAACTGTGTCTTGGGCATTAAACGGTGTGGCCTTTGCAGATAATGATAGTATTAATACTGCATTTGGAACTGCAGTTGCACCAACAGCAAAAGCTCACAGTGGAACAGCAAACGATTTAGATGTCACGGCAGAAAGTGGTGCGGTAACTATTGCAGGTTCACCTAGCACAGATGAAGAGGTGTTCTTTCAAATACAAAGAGATGTATCAGAAGATGATTTAAATGCTGATGCTAAATTATTAGGTATTAAAATATTCTTCACTACTGACGCTGCTAACGACGCATAATAGGAGTATAGTATGAGAAAAATAGACCCGATACTTACAGGTGGTAAGAGCACAAAAACTACTTCCAATAAAAAAGGTAAAAGTTTTGGATATCAAGTTTTAGGATTTGGATCTGGTGGTGTAGTTAAAAAATTCATATCGGCTTCAGGTGGAGATAATATAATTACTGATGGAAATTTTAAAATTCACGTTTTTACAAGTGGCGGAACTTTTACTGTTAATGAAGTAGGTAACGCACAAGGTTCAACTACCGTAGATCATTTAGTCGTTGCAGGTGGCGGAGGATCAGGCCGTTATTTTGGAGGAGGGGCCGGAGGCGGTGGAGTAAGAGATAGTTTCCCTAACCCATCAACTGGTGGTCATCCTGTATCTGTACAAGGATATCCTATTTCTGTTGGATCTGGAGGAAGCGCTCCTGGTGGTAACACAGCAGGAAATAACGGAGGATCAAGTCAATTTGATTCATTTAATGGCTCCGGTGGGGGCGGTGGAGGTGGTAGAGATTCAAATGCGGGTAGACCAGGAGGATCTGGAGGCGGAGGCGGACCGGGAGGTTCAGCGGGCTCTGGAAATGCTGGAGGTCACTCACCATCAGAAGGAAACCCAGGCGGTGGCGGAGGTGGAAACCAAGGTCGAGGTGGAGGAGGCGCAGCAAACGCTGGAAGTAACGCTCTTCATGGTCCTGGTGGTAACGGAAGAAGTGTAACAATCGCACCTAATTATCCTGGAGGAACTACATTCGCTGGAGGAGGCGGAGGATCTGGATATGGAATTGGGTCAGGAGGCTCAGGCGGAGGCGGACATGGTGCACAAGATAACTCTAACTCTCAAGCTGGGACAGATGGTTTAGGCGGAGGAGCTGGAGGAGGATCCGGTCCTAGATCAGCATCATCTGGAGGAAACGGTGTTGTAATGATAAGGTATCAATTCCAGGCGTAATTATGAAATATTTTGCAAAATTAGATACAGATAATACAGTCCTAGATATTATGGTGGTAAAAGATGAAGATGCAGCCACTGAGGCAGAGGGCATAGCAAAACTTCAAGCTGACCATGGTTGGAGTAATTGGAAAGAATACTTTAATGATGGCACTAGAAAATTACCTGCTGCTATAGGTGGTAGTTATGATTCTGAACTAGATGTTTTTAAAGATGAAAAACCATACCCTTCCTGGGTATACGACTCTTCAACAGGACTTTGGAAAGCTCCGATAGATGAACCTACATTTGACCCTGAAACTCAAAGAGTATATTGGGACGAAGAAAATACTAATTGGGTAGTTGAAACTAATTAAAAATTGTAGTACATATAATCTATAAAGATTATATATGAAAAAAATACTTCTGTCTGAAACAGCTCTTTATGGAGATTATCTTCCTGATATATCTAATGTAAATAAAGAAGATGTAAAAAAATTTTCTATGAAAGAAATAGCATCTAACGCAGAAAACTTAAATAATTATCAAGAGTATTCTTGTGGTTTCAATAAAAATTTAAATTGGATATCTTGGTATATTAGAAATAAATTATCTGCAAAGCATAAAATTACTTTAGATTTCATGGATCAATATTTATTAAAACAAGATTATAACGAGTCTACTTTAAAAAGAAATCATTTAGATTTTTATTCTTCAAACAATACGCCTGATTTTATTACAGTTTATTTTATGGATAACTCATCTAATTTTTTAGAATTAGAATATGATGACAACAGATGTAAAAATTTAACTTGGACAGTCCCTGTAGAACAAAATAAATGTATAACTTTTAATAGCGGTATTAATTTTTATTTTAGTAAAAATAAAGAAAAAGAAATTTTAACTCACTACATAATAAAATGGCATCAAATAAGATAGATAAAGATCACATTGGAGTTTTTGATAACTATTTCGACAAAGATTTTTGCGAACATTATATTTCTTTTTATAAAGAAATGGAAAAAAATAGATTGGTGATGGAAAGAGAAACTCCGTCTCACATAAAAGATGATAATAATTATGATATTATAGCAAATATAAAATATGCTAACAAACAAGGCATAAAAGAATTTAATGTTAACTATACAGCTAGAGACTTTACTGAAAAATTTTTTACAGAAATCTATCCAATATATTTAAAAAAATATAGTATTTTAGATTTATTTTCTACACATAGTATTCAAGATGTTAAACTACAAAAAACAGTTCCGCAAACAGGGTATCATATTTGGCATTGTGAAAGCGGTGATGCTCTAAATAGAAATAGAATCATGGCATTTATATTATATTTAAACACAGTAAAAGAAGGTGGAGAAACAGAATTTTTATATCAAACAAAAAGAATAAAACCACAACAAGGAAGATTAGTGGTATTTCCTACATCTTATACACATGTTCATAGAGGCAATCCGCCATTAAAAGGAGATAAGTATATCTTAACAGGTTGGGTAGAATTGATTCCAAGTTAATGTTACTAAAAGAATATTACTGGTATTTTAAAGATGCTCTTTCACACAAATTTTGTGACGAAGTAATTAAACATGGAAACTCTTTAAGAGAAGAAACTGGATATATTGGAAAGATAAATTCTGATAATATTAAAACTATAGACAGTAAAACAAAGAAGTTCTTTAAAAAGAAAAGAGTTTCTAATGTTGCTTGGTTAGATGAAAATTGGATTTACAAAGAAATAATTCCTTATGTAGACATGGCTAATAAAAATGCAGGTTGGAACTTTAGTCTTGATAAACCTGAAGTTTGTCAATTTACTAAGTACAAAAAAAATCAATTTTATGACTGGCATTGTGATACACTTGAAAGTCCGTACAGCGATAAGAATAAACCAGATCAATTTGGTAAGATAAGAAAGCTATCTGTTACATGTTCATTAACAGATTCAAGTGAGTATGAAGGTGGAGAGTTAGAATTTGATTTTAGAAATCAAGATAAATGTGGAAAAAAATTTTTTAGAAAGTGTACAGAAATTTTATCTAAAGGATCTATTGTTGTGTTCCCATCTTTTGTATGGCACAGAGTAAATCCAATTATAAAAGGAACAAGATATAGTCTAGTGATGTGGAATTTAGGGAGGCCATTCGTATGAACCATATAGGATTTATTCAAAACATATTTGAATTCGATATTGACGTAAAGCCAAACTACAATAAATTTGTAAAAGGTATTAAGTTACATAAAGATAAAGATAACGATAATAATTTTTATGATCAAGATAAAAATTTTACTGAAAAAACAAGTGAGGTTTTATCACCTTACATTTTAAAGGTATCTAATTTTTTAGGTTTCAATAATTATCATATGAGAAATTGTTGGATTCAAAAATATAATGAAAATGATTTACACAGTATACACATACACTCAAAAGGATTACAAGAATATTCTTTTATATATTACATAGACAGCACAAAAAATTCGTCACCAACTTATTTTTATAATTTAGGTTATCCCTATGTTGAATTATCTCATCACAAAATTTTTCCTAAGAAAGGAAAATTAATTATATTTTTAGGATGTATTCCTCATGAGGTAAGAAACAACAAAGATAAAAAAAGATTAATTGTAAGTGGTAATGTTTGTTTTTCTAACAGAGGTTAAATGAAAATTACTAAAGAAATAGATGCAGATAATTTATTTTATTTATATAAAAGACCTTATGATGTTTTAACTGAAGAGGCTGTTAAAGAATCTGTTGACTATATTAGAAAGTATAAAAATAGTGCTATGTTTGCAGATCACGGTTGGTGGGACATTGCATTATCAAAAATAAATACAAAAGGACTTCATTTAGAGTTTGGAGTATACAAAGGGACTTCCTTAAATTATTTTTCTAATATTATATCTAGTGTAACATGGTATGGATTTGATAGTTTTTTGGGAATGCAAGAGGATTGGAGAGGTGGTTATTTTGGAAAAGGTTATCTAAGTTTAAACAACAAGATTCCTAATTTAAATAAAAACGTTAAGGCGATCAAAGGTTGGTTTAAAGATACATTACCTAAATTTTTTAAAAACAAAAAAGATAAGATTTCATTTATACATGTAGATTGTGATACCTATGAATCTACAAAGGATATATTTAATTGTATTGATAAAAAAAGATTACAAAAAGGATGTATAATATTATTTGACGAATATATTGGATATATAAACTGGCAGGAGAATGAATATAAGGCTTGGCAAGAATACGTAAAAAAGAACAAGATAAAATATAAGTATGTGGCTTTTGGAGATAGGCAAGCAATCATAGAGATAATATGAGAATTACAGATAATTTTTTAAATAAAAAAAATTTTAGTATGATTCAGAAAGATTTACTATCTAATGCGTTTCCTTGGTATTTTCAAAATACAGTGATTATTGATGGAGATGACGATTACTTTTTTTGTCATCTTTATTACAGTGATGTGGTCAACAGTGATTTTTATGAGACACATATAATTCCTATTTTAAAAAAAATAAATGTTAATGAAAAACAATTAATAAGAGCGAAAGCAAATCTATATCCCAGATCTCAAAAATCTATAAAACATTCTTTTCATACTGATAGAGATGATAAACATAAAGTATGTCTTTTAAATATAAATACAAATAATGGTTACACAGAGTTTACTAAAGGACATAAAGTTTTTTCTAAACAAAATAGTGCAATTATTTTTAATGGGGATATAAGACATAGAAGTGTTACTCAAACAGACACGAAGTCTAGGATAAATATAAATATAAATTATTATGATTAATTTTAAAAAAAAACATTATACAGTTTTAAGAAAAGTAATTGATAAAGAGTTATCTTCTTTTCTGTATAATTATTCTTTGTTAAAAAGAGACGTACATAAAATACTAACCAAAACAAAATACATTTCTCCTTTTGAAGATATGCATGGAGTCTTAAATGACAAGCAGGCTCCTAATACTTTTTCAATATACGGAGACATTGCTATGGAAACTTTACTTTTAAGATGTCAAAATGTTATGGAAAAAAATACTGGTTTAAATCTTTTTCCTAATTATGCATACATGAGAACTTATAAACATGGAGATATACTTGAAAGACACAGAGATAGATACTCTTGTGAAATATCCACAACTATGAATTTGGGTGGAGATCCTTGGCCTATATATCTTCAACCCACAGGTAAAAAAAGTATTAAAATTACTTTGGGACCTGGTGACATGTTAATTTATAAGGGAGATAAGCAAGACCATTGGAGAGAATATTTTAATGGAGAGATATGTGTTCAAGTATTTTTACATTATAATGATTCTAAAAAACCAGAAGCCATAGACAACATTTATGATTCTAGAGAATATCTAGGGTTACCACCTTATTTTAAAAGAAAATGAACGAAATAGATATTTTTTGTCAAAAGATATTGTATAAAGAATACAGTTTTGATCTTTCAAAACTTCTTATAAATATTATTAAAAAAGAAAAGAAGCACGTTAGTAACATAGGTGGCGATCAGTTTAGTGTTTTTGTAAACGATAAAAATTTTTTAAACGTATTAGAAGAAGAAGCAAATAAGTTAGCTAAAATTATGGGTTGTGAAAAAGTTTTTTTAGATAACATTTGGTTAAATGTTAATAAGAACAAAGATTACAACATGCTTCATGATCATCCAAACTCAGTCGTATCTGGTATATTTTATATAAAGGTTCCTGAAAATTCAGGAGAATTAATTTTTAATAATGAAAATTTAATAAGATTTTATCCTTTAAGAATTAAAGAGTATAATAAATACAATTCTCAAATATGGAAATTTGAACCAAAAGAAAATACTTTATATTTATTTCCATCATGGATAAAACATATGGTATCTTCTAATTTTACAAACGAGGAAAGGATATCTCTAGCTTTTAATTTTAGATAATATGTTTTTTATAAAAGATGATAATTTTTTAAGTGACCTTAGTAAAAGATACATACATCAATCTTTTCTAAATACAGGATTTCCTTATTATTATGGTGGTGAATTAATTATTGACTCTGAAGAACATATACCTTTTCTAGCTCATGTTATAAAAAAAAGAGATGATGATTTAATAAACTCTGACTGTTATCAGGATTGTATTAATATGATCGTAGAGTTTACAGAAAAACACAAAATAAAATATAAAGAGATATTAAGGATGGCTGTTAATTTTACTTATCCAAATGGATTTGAAAAATGTCCTGTTCATCAGGACCATCCGTTTCCTCATAAACAACTTTTAATTTATTTAAATGACCCACAAGACAAAAATGCTAGAACAGTAATACTAGGAAATAACAAGAAGTACGAGATTCAACCACAACAATACAGGGCAATTTGTTTTGAAAACAAACCTCATTTTCATTATTTCCCAAAAGTGGGAGAGCGTATAGTTTTGGTCGCAACTTTTAAGTAGATTTTAGACATATCTCATTATATAAATACGTATTATGCTACAAAAAATAGGCTTTCAACCAGGTATAAACAAACAAATATCAGAAACCGGCGCAGAGGGACAGTGGGTAGACTGTGATAACGTTAGATTTCGATACGGCATACCTGAAAAAATGGGTGGTTGGAATCAATTAGGCACATTAAACGAGAATGAATTAACTGGAGCAGGCAGAGGATTACATCATTTTATTAATAGTTTGTCTAGAAAATATGCTATTATTGGCACAAACAGGATACTTTATGCTTTTTCAGGAGGTGTTTTTTATGACATACATCCTATAAAAAATACAACAACGCTTACAAGTGCATTCAGCACGACCAATGGATCACCAATAGTCACAATAACTTTTCCCTCGGCTCACAACATAAATCCGCAAGATATAATTTTATTAAGTGATTTTACATCCATAACAAATTCTAATTTTGCTGCTTCTGATTTTAATAATAAAAAATTTATGGTCACATCGGCACCCACCAACACAACTTTAACAATCACCATGCCATCTAATGAATCGGGATCTGGAGCTACTACATCAGGGGGTATCAAAGTACAACACTATTTTCCTGTTGGACCAGCCGTGCAAGCAGAAGGTTTTGGTTGGGGTTTAGGATCTTGGGGAGGAGAAGCTGCTGGTGCTATTTCAACAACTTTAAATGGTGCATTATTAGATGATACAGCAGGAACAGGAGGCTCGGGAACTTCTATTACATTAACAAGCACAACAAACTTTCCTGATTCTGGTACAAACTTTATACAGGTGGGAACAGAAGAAATATCTTATACAGGTATTTCAGGAAATAATTTAACAGGAATTACAAGAGCAGTAAGAGGATCTACAAGAGCAGCTCATAGTGATGGAGCCAGTGTTAAAAATTCAAGTGACTATGTTGCGTGGGGTGAAGCAGCGTCAGGTGACTTGGTGTTAGAACCTGGTATGTGGTCACTAGATAATTTTGGAGATAAAGCAATCTGTCTCATTCATGATAGCGCTGTATTTTCTTGGGATTCTAGTTTATCTAATGCAACAGAAACAAGAGCAACAATTATAACTGGCGCACCAACTGCATCAAGACACATGGTTGTATCTACACCGGATCGTCACTTGGTATTTTTTGGAACAGAAACAACTATTGGGTCACCGGGAACACAAGATGATATGTTTATAAGATTTTCTGATCAGGAGGATATAAATACGTACACGCCAACAGCAACCAATACCGCTGGCACACAAAGATTGGCCGACGGATCACAGATTATGGGCGCCATTAGAGGTAGAGATGCTATTTATGTTTGGAGTGATACAGCACTATTTACACAACGTTTTGTTGGTCAGCCGTTTACATTTGCTTTTGCACAGGTTGGAACTAACTGTGGACTCGCAGGACAGAACGCGTGTGTTGAGGTTGACGGTGCTGCATATTGGATGTCGGAGAACGGTTTTTTTAGATATGCCGGTAAGTTAGAATCACTACCATGTCTAGTAGAAGATTTTGTTTATGATAATATAAATTTAGATTCTGGTAATCAGATGGTATCTGCAGGATTAAATAATCTGTTTGGTGAGGTTATATGGTTTTATCCCACAATAGGATCATCTGTTGTTAACAGAATGGTGACATATAATTATTTTGATTCATCTCCTCAAAGACCTGTATGGACAGTCGGTAGTTTAGCAAGAACAATGTGGAGAGACTCTGCTGTATTTGGTTTACCACATGCATTAGAATACGATGCAGATACAGATACATCTTTTGATGTTATAGGAAACACAGAAGGTAGAACAAGTTACTATGAACATGAAACAGGAACTGATCAAAACAGAAATGGAACTATAAGTGCAATACTTGCAAACATATCCTCTGGAGATTTTGACATAAGTCAAAGAAGGGGTATTACGGGTCAGTCAACTGGTATAGCTGATCTCAGAGGAGATGGTGAGTTTATAATGAAGATAAGAAGATTCATACCTGATTTTATATCCCAAACAGGCGACACACAAATAACAATAGAACTAAGAGATTTTCCAAATGATACACAAGCTAGCTCCGCACTCGGACCTTTTACTGTAACATCTTCTACCAAAAAAGTAGACACACGGGCAAGAGCGAGAGCTGTTGCATTAAAAGTAGCAAACACAGGATCCAGCCAAAGTTGGAGACTTGGCACATTTAGATTAGATATACAACCAGATGGACGTAGATAATGGCAAAGATAGCACAAGTTATAACTAGACCATCAAGAGAATATGATGTAGAAACTGCAGAAGCTCAAGTAAGAGACCTTGATGCGATCGTAGAAAAATTAAACTCAACGTTTCAAGAAGAATTAAAAGATGAAATTGAAGCGTTCAACATTTTTATTAATTAATGGCTAATCAATTTAAATTTGTAGGAACAGATAATAGCACATCAGGAAGTGCTATAAATCCTTTTGGCACAGGTAATCCTTTGGTGAGCGAAACATATGTGATTAAATCTATATTAGTTACATCAGAGGGCACGCCTACGGTCACAGTTGTAAATAACAGTATCACAGCCATAAAATCAGCAGCTTTGACTGCTAATACTACAACAGAATTATTAACTCAACCTTTGGTGGTTGAGGGTGGTAATACACTAACCGTGCAATCAAGTAATACTAATTCATTTGATGTGGCGATTAGCTATCTAAATATTAAAAAAGAGGTAACAACATAATGGAAGTAATAAAACCAGCAAAAGTAGAGACAACATATAGACACAAGGAAACCGGGGAGCTTTTTAAGGACAGAAAAGACTGGGAAGCTAAAGGTTATAAACAAGAAGAAATGGCTCAAGATGTAAAGGTCCTAATGCCCAGCCTTGATTTATTCGGTAAAACAAAATAGAATGGTACAATGGCAATAACTAGAGCACAACAAGCAAAACAATTATTAGCACAAGGAGGACGTATAGGACTCAAAGGTGGAGCTGATGCGTCACAGTTTGATAAACCAAGGTCAGAACAAAAAACACCAAATGTTAGTGCTGGTGGTGCTAGTTTTAATGAATTAGATGATGCGCCAAGTGGTGAAGAGATAAAAAGAGCAAGAGAGGAATTTGAAACATCTGTAGGAAAATCAAATTTAGAAAAATTAAAAAAAGAGGGTGTTCCTAAATCAAACATGCCTGGAGTGTTAGGATTAGGTTTAAACGCTACCAAAAAATTAAGAGATTTTACTTTAAAGAAAAATATAGACTACTTTGAAGGTTTAAAATCAAGAAATCGTTTACAAGATTATCCTCCAACGTTAGAAGGATATACACAATACATGCAAGATAGATCAACGGGTTTAATAGATGCTGCTGGTAATACTATTCCTGAAACTCTTAGAGGTGATAGAGATGAACCTATCTTACTTTCAGACGCAACAGGAATCATGGACCAAGCATCTAAAACCACGGACCAAGGAACAGAAGATGATGAGTTTGAATTCTATAGAAGATATAGAGCAGATGGTGGCATCATGGGTGGTTTAGCTGATGGTCAAATGGACGAGATGGGTAGACAGATGTATGGTCTAGGTAAACTTGTTAAGAAAGCAACAAGAGCAGTCAAGAAGATTGCAAAGTCACCGATAGGTAAAGCTGCATTAGCTTATGGTATTGGTTTTGGTATACCAGGAACTAGTTTTGGTGGTTTATTAGGAACTAGTGCAGGTTCAATGTTTGGAGCAAGAGAAGGTTTATTTGGAACTTTTGGTCCTAAATCTGCTCTTTCAAAATTAGGTATTTTAAAATCAGTGGGAGATGCTAATGTGGCTGCAACAAGAACAGGACCTTTTGCTAAACTTTTTAGTAGTCCTTTGGGATTAATTACAGCAGCATCGGTGGCGGCAGGAGTATTAACACCACAACAAGAAGCTGAAGCACAAAGAATATCTGATGAAACTGGTATAGATATAGCAGAGATAAGAGCTAATCCTGATAAGTATCTTGCAAGAGCTTTTAAAGCAGGTGGTGGTCTAATGAGATTAGGTTATCAAGAAGGTGGAGATGCAGAACCAGTAGCTAAGAAAACTATGCCATTATTAGATATGGATGGTAAAGAAAAAGACTATAGAGAGACAGGTGGTT